ACTCATACCAGTGCCCCCTCAACAACACGCTGCCGGCGCTCCATAGTCTCAATCTGCCGTGCAACCTCATCAGGCATCCAACCAACATTGCCCTGAATGGTGATAGACCGAGACGCCTGCCCGCTATTCGAGAGCGCCAACTTGTGAATATCCGCCCACTGCTGACTATTCAGAATCGCCTCAGGCTTCCTCGTGCGATTCAGGATCGTTGACAAACCGGGCTGCAAATAGCCGCCCTGATCGTGGAGCAAGGGAGCAGTAGCCGCACCACCGCCGAAGAAATTCTTGATCCCATCAACAACACCGCCCGTAACATCCGAAACGATCTTGCCGATGTTCTTACCAATGTCAGCCACGAACTTAACCACGGATTCGATACCCGACTTAGCAAGACCACCAGCCACATCAACGAACATGCCAGCACCAGGGAACGCCTTCTTGAACGCAGACATGAGTGTGCCAACCAGACCGCTAAACGGATTCTCAGGCGCATCGTCAGGCAACACCTGAGACGACGCCGAACCCTTACCCGGAGCACCATAAATAGACCGGAGAGCATTCGCGTCAGCAACAGTCGGCCTACCAAGCCCATACATGGTGTTGTAATTCATGATCGAATGCGCGCCGGTAGCCATAGCATGAGGCAACCCGAGCGCATGCCCGATCTCATGCGCCGCAACCGTCCGACGATCCCTCGAATTCATCGCAGCACCAGCGAACGGGTTGAAATACATGTGCCCGCCGCTGTAATAACCCGCCCAATTCGGGATAGCCTGGAACGGTAGCCGCGCTGTCTCCATGCCATACACGAAAGGCGAAACACCAGGACGCGCCTTACCAGGCTCCACCCGAACATTCGCCAACCCGTTCCACATCCGAGCGGCCTGATCCAACGACCAACGCATCTTAGACGCGCCATCACCATCAACCGTCAAACTGTTAGCCCGATTGATGTTCTCAAACGCCGGACCACGGAACGACGGAACACCACCAAACACATGCGAACCAACAGCAGCCAGAGCAGCCAGGCGGTCCTTACCAAACCGCTTCGTCTGCTCCTTCGTGAACACATACTCGCCCTTATGCACCACACCAGCAGGCTCAAACTTCCCACCATCACCCGTGTAACCACCATGAGCGAACCCATGAGGCAACTTGACTTCGGGGATCTTCGGAGCGCCAACCTTCCCAAGGATGCCGTTGAACGTCCCAATCAGGCCATCATTGATGACCGTGTTCACCACGAAACGGACAGGCTTCTTAGCGACTTCCTGAATCTTGTCCCACGCCGTCTTGATACCGTTCTTCGCGGCAGTGAAAGCGTTAGGGATAGATGTCTTCACGAAGTTGATCAGCTTGTCGAACGTCCCGCGAAGGTTCGACCACGCATTCGACACAACAGTTTTGATGCCGTTCCAAATCGTGGAGACAGTGTTCTTCACCGCAGTCCAAACCATGGCCCAGTTCTGCTGCAACGTCGTGATACGTGTGCGAACCCAATTCACAACCCAATCAATGGCAGCCGATATGGCGGTCTTGATCCCGTTCCAAACGTTCGTGACCGTCACCCGAACCGCAGTCCAGATCGCATTCCACACTGCCTGTATGAGAGCTAGGCGAGACTGTATCCAGCCCACAACAAACGCCATGGCAACACGGACGCCGTTAGTGATGTTCCGCCAAGCGTCACTAATCCACTTTGTGATAGCGGACCAAGCTTGAGCGGTGAACTTCGTAATGCTGTCCCAGTTCGCAATAATCAAAGCGACCAAACCGACCACAGCGGCGATAACCCAACCAATCGGGCCCATCGCCAGGATCCAAGCAGCAGCCATACGCGCACCCTGGATGAGAGCCTGCGCCCCCATCCAAACCCACTTAGCCACGATGAGTGCCGACTGAACCGCATACACGACGCCGGTCTTGATCGCAGCAGCCTGAGTCATCGTCCACGCAATAACACTCTTCGCCGCGCTTACAGTCGCACCCACAGCCATACGCACAAACGCAGGCAGAAGAACCGCACCAATGATCGCCGCAACCGTAACGATGGTCTGCTTGTTCTGCTCAAACCACCCATTCGCGGCCACCACAGCAGCAGGCAAATCGACGGTAAGGAACTGGACGGCACGCTCAAAAGCCGGAACCAACCTATCCAGCAGCGAGCCCGCAAGATCAAACACCTTCAACGCCACCGGCTCCAAAGCAAGCAACGCCTTATTCTTGAAAACTTCCCACTTCTCAGAGAAGTCCATCGTCTCCGCGCCCAGCCCAAGGATCGTGTCACCCGTCTGACCAGCAGCCTTCGACATATCATCAAGGCTCAACGCGCCCGACTGGATCGCCCCAATGAACTGAGTAGCGCCCTTAGTGCCGAATACCTCAGCCGCAAGGTTCAATGCAGAAGCCTCATCGCCGGACTCAATGAACCCGGCAATCTCACCCTGCACCCTTTTGAACGCCTCAGCCGGAGCCTCGCCCTCCTTCGCGAGAGTGACAAGGCCCTTCGACATTGAAGCCATGATCGCGGAAGAGTTCAGGCCCGCCTTATCGAATGACCCGACCATTGCTGTCGTTTCCTCGAAGGAGAACCCGAGCGTCTGCATGGCCGGAGCGTTCCTGGCAGCGGACTCCGCGAGCTCATTCATGCCGACGCCCGTAGCCTGCGACACCTGGAATAGGTGATCCATCGCGCCAACAACACTGTCGCCCTCGATCTTGAAGGCATTGAACGCAGCGGAGGTCTTGGCGATATCCACATCCTCACCAAGAATGCGGCCCGCCTCAAGGTACTGAGACGCCACCGTTTCAAGGGTTGCGCCACTCAAACCCATGCGAGTGTTGATGTCCGCAATGGTGGTTCCGACCTTCTCGAAATCGGCGGGAACCTTCGTGCCTACACTCTTCGCCGAAGCAACGAGACCATCCAGAGCTTTACCTGACGCACCCGTGCCTGTCCGGATGGTGTCACTTACCTCATCGAAGACTTCGCCCACCTTGTAGAGCGCACCAACCGCAGCCACCCCGGCACCAGCAACCACAGCGGTCCCAGCCACAACAGCCATACCGAACCGCTTACCGACAGCCTTACCCGACTTATCAGCCTCAGCCCCCGCACCCTTCGCCAACGCAGGCCCAAACCCACGCATCGACGGAAGAACCGGCAACCATACGGCGTCCATTGCTTGTGCCAAAGTGGGCCTCCTGTTTAGTTATCTGGTGGTGACCACCTCTGCTGCGCGGCCTCAACCTCAGCAATAAGCGAGCCGAGCCGCTGCTCCCGACGCCTCTTGGCCTGCCGGTCAAACGCCGTCTCAGGTCTACGCGCCGGCTTCACACGAGGCGGCTTACCACCCGCAACCGACACAACAACACTGATAAGTTCCTTCAAAAGATCCGAGACAATATCCAGGCGAGCCACATCCGCCGTGTACTCAGACAAGCGCGGACCCGAACCATCACCCTCCGGCTCAGCCAACGACGAAGCCAACTCATCATCATTGGCCATCGCCTCAACCAGGCGAGACGAAGACGGAAGCTGCCGAATCATGTTCGACAACTTCCGCCACGAATACTTCCCCCGGAAAAAATCAATGAGATCGAGTCCAACCGTTTGCAGGTCGTACTCAATCTCATCCCCGTACCGGTCAACAACGCTGACTAGGTACGGGAAACGGCTTCCCCCTCGGGGCGGTATCCCGTCTTCATCAGCGCACGGATCTTACGGGGATCCTTCTCCGTGACCTTCCCGCCGCCCGGACCAACAAGGGTCACATCCTCGGCCAGATCGAAGAACACCATCATGTCCGTAATCAGGTTCTCGAACGCCGAATGCCCAGCCTTCGCCAACAGTGGTTCAACCTGCTTCCACTGATCCCCGCACAGGGTGACCAGCATGGCCTCCATATCCCCGGTCCTGTAGGCGCGGGCCCACTGAATCAGGGACGCACCAGTCGGTGCCTCAATGATGATCGTCTCGTCCTTCGTGGGAAGCTCGAACGGGTCATGCGCGGCCTCTGCTGTGTAGTCGTCCCAGCTCTTGAACTGCTGCTGCTTAGCCATGGTGGTGGGCCTTCCTGTAGTTACTTCGTGGTCTTAGATGTGGTCTTCGTGTCGTCCTTCGGGGTCCAACCCTGCGCACGAAGATTCGTCTCCTGCACGGGGGACTCAGGGGTCCACTCCCGCTTACCATCAGGGGACACAAGGACAGTCTGCTTATCAGCCATGGAAGGCACCTTTCGAAAGTTTGTGTGGTGGGCCAAAGAAAAGGTGGCCCCGGTCGGCCCACCAAGGAACCGGGGCCACCAGTCAAATGGTTAGACAGCAGGAGCCGGGCCAGGGAAGCCCATAGCCGCGTGGTCAAGTCCAGGTCCGCCCCAAATCTCACGGAACGAAGTGCCGAACTGCTCATCGACGCGACCGGAGAGTGTGGCCGGGTAGCGGACCTCATCACCCTCAGACCAAGCCTGCTCACCGTTCTCGGTAACCAACGCGCTCGGGAGCCAGCGGGCGACGTAAATCGCATCCGGGCCGTCGCCATCCTTGCCCAGTGCGAGGATGCGCCAGTAGCGGGAAGCTGCCCGTGCGGCCTTGTCAAAGTAGAAGTTGCCTGCCGAGTCTGTAGTCACGGCGGACAAGTCCAGACCATGATGCATCTCCATGGTCTGACGCTTCGACTCCTGCATCGTGAACGCGAGCCCGGTGATGTCGGACACACTGTCACGGCGCGTCGGTTCGCTGTAGCCGTGCGATGTGGTTTCGGACCATTCCTGGTCACGGGTCCACGAAGCGCCGTCATCCTTCGTGGTCAGACCAACCGAAATGTAACCGGCAGGGATGATGAGGCCGGCTGCTGCGGTATAGATCTGGGTGATTGCCGTGTCAGTGTCAGCGACAGGCTTGGCGAAAATCGCCATCTCCAACACCTTGCGGATATTGGACGGGTTGTGGCCCTTAGCCTCAGTGAATGTGGCCATTGTGGGGGTACTCCTTTTACTTTTGGGTTACCCCACAACGGGGGCAATGATTGTTTGGGTTAGTACGTTTGGCGGTATTCGAGCCTGTAAGAGGCCACGAACCTGTTAGTTTTCGGGTTGCGGTAATCAATCCAGGCGGGGCTAGAGACTGTGTGAACTTTGTCCACTAGTACGCCCGCGATCTTCCTGCCCCTCAGCGCATGGAACCACTGCCGCACATCCTCGGAAAGAACAGCCGCAGTGTCATAGCTCGTCGAAAAACACTCAGCGTCGATGATGGGGGAGTCAGTAACCATGTCATCGCTGCCGGGGCCGCGAGCCATGCGGACGAACTTCTCAAGAAGCTCAACTCCGTCTGGGATCTTTGTGCCCGTCTGGACCCCAGTCTCAGTACGGTGTGTGGAGGTGAGAGCTTTCTCGACGTTCGGCCAACTCATACGCCCTCACCAGCCCTGCCCATGATCCGGTAACGGCCAGACACGGCAGACCCAAACTCTTGATCCGCGTTATCGGCCTCAACGTTCACGAACGGACGACCAGCCGGACGGATCCCAGCCTTAGTGGTAACCGTCATCTCAACACCCTCAGCAGCGGCCAACCGCTCGGCGTTAGCCTTCACTGTGTTAGCAAGATCCTGTAAACGGTCGCGGACATCCGGGTGTTGTGCGGCTTTCTGGATCAACTCATACGAAATCTCAACCTTGGCCATCACCCGGTCACCCGCTCAACAGCAGCCTTCAAAAACCCCGGCACAAGGAACCCACCCGGTTGCCGACCAGGATCACCAACCACCTGATACGCGACACCCTCAATGAGCACCGCATCAGCAGCATCAAGAGGGGCAGGCAAGGGCAGATAAACCCAATACCCGTCAACCACCTGATCCTTCGCAGCCGTATCCTCAGACGAACCCCGAGGCTCATACCAGGCACGCGACGTGACATCAGACGGAGCCGAATATGTGGGGTTCCCGTAATCATCGAAACCGCCAGTCGCAGCACCCTTCACCCGCAACACAACCGTCTCAGTCATCAAATCCATCAGGCACCACCGTTCAGCGTGTACCTCGCCAAAACCCCAGCAGCAACCGGGTCATAGCCACCCTCAAGCGACACGGACCGGCCAGCCAAAGCTTCAGACTTGATACGCCCCGAAGCCTGCGCAGACGCACGCTCCGCAATGATCGGCAACAACGCCTGCGGGCACGACTCATAGCCGTGAGTGAAAGTCACAGACACCACACGCGGGAAGCTACTCGACGGCAACTCCACAACACCGTTCTCAAACCAATCCCAACCAGTGACCGCGTTACCATCACCATCAGTGATAGAAGCAACAGCAGTCACATGAAGAGACGGCAACAACAGCACACGCGAACCGCCGCGCAACCGCACCACCTCCGAAGCGGACGGGGCAACATGCCAGCCACACTCGGACCGCACAGAATCCGCAGCAGCACCCACAACCACAGCAGTGAAAGGTGCGCCACGGAACTCAGACAAATCGGCTACATCGACCAATGGAGCATCAACCATGGCGCACCCTCCCTAACTACTACTTGTTGCTTACGGTGCGAGACTTATTAGCAGGCGTGGCCTGCTTCGTCTCGACCGCATCATCGCCGTAACGCTCCGCATCCTCGGGAGTCAGAAGCATCGTGTGCTCCAGTCCGTTGATGGTCACCGTGTAGGACTTCCTGCTATCAGCCATCAGTTACCCTCCCCTTAGACAGGTGCGACAGCGGTCTGAGTGACAGACACGAACGCGCCAGGGATCCGCACAGCCAGGGCCACGCGCTCCTCAATGCGGGTCGTGATGAGGTTGCTGGTGAAGTCCGAAGCGTGCGAGTTTGTGGACTCAACACGGACACCACCCTTGCGGTACACAGTCGCCGCAGCGTTGAACGCGCCAACGATTGCCGTACCAGCAGGAACCGCAGCGGTGACTACAGTGCGAGCGCCCCAGATCGACGGGTTCCACTCGATGCCACCATTGCCGTACTCGTTCTGGAAGTAGCCGCCACCGAAGTACTGGCCGTTGCCGTCCTTGCCGAGCCGCAGACGCTGGTAATCAACCGGGTTGATTGCGATACCGTCAGCGGTCAGGCCGGTTGCGGTCTGAACCTTCGACAGAGCGCGATACAGTGCATCAGCGTTATCGGTGTTGTTAGCCGCAGCTTCCGTCTGGATGCCCGAGCGGTTACGCAGACCCAGAACATTCGAGCCGGTGCCGTCACCATTCAGGAGCTGGTTCTCCTCAGCCAGAGCCAGCAGGTAAAGGCCACGCTGGTTGATCTCGGAAACCCAGAACGCAGTATCCTCAACCATTTCATCCGTGAACTTCAGGAAACCGGCAAGCTTCTTCAGAGCGTCGGTGCGCTGCTCCGGATCCGCAATGTGGAACTGGGGCTTAGCGCCACCCTCAGCGACAGTCGTGAACCCGCCCTCAACCGCACCCTCAACCAGGTATGTGACAGCGTTCGAGTTCGCACCAAGCGCACCCTGACCCAGCAGATCCGAGATGACAGGCCGACGGAAAGCGCGGACAATCGTCTGGTCGTAGGTAGTCGTCCACGGCGCCAGAACTGCGGTCGAATCCTGGGTATCAGTCGCAGCCTTCACAGACGGGGACTTCCACTCAGGAGCGGCAACAGTCGCACCGCTGATCGTCTTCACACGAGACAGACCCTCAAGGCCAACCGACTTGACGAAGTGCTCACCCAGCGACTTCGCAGGGCCCTGAGCCTCACGATCACCGGAACCAGTCGGCGCACCATACGAACCCAGACGGGCCATCAGCGCATCCGACTCAGAAGCCGCCTTGATCTTCTGGTCAAAGCCCTCGACCTCAGCGAACTTCGCCTCAACCGTAGCCTTCTCATCAGCGGACAGGTCGCGGCTTGCAGCCTTCGCCCCATCAATGAGTTCCTGCGCAGCCGTCAAAGCGGCAGCGCGCTGTTCTTTCAGGTTCATAGCGAACCACCTTCTGCACCATTCAGTGCGTAGATTTTTGCTTGTGCTGCCAGTCGCTCGACGGACGGGCACGACTTCGGCTCCTCGCCGGACGCGGACGACTTACCATCACTGGCCTCGTCGCTGGCGCCCTGCTTGACCTCAACCGATCCGCTGGCCTTGCCTTCCTGGTCTTCCTCTTCTGCATCCCCGAGGGATGAGAGAACTTTGCCGATAGCGGCGTGCGCGGCGCGCAATTCGCTTTCGTTCTTCGCGGAGAGTGCGCGGCCAGCCTTTAGGCCATCCGTAATCTCATCCGTAAGAGCCTTCACCGCGACAACACTTGTCTGCTGGTTAGCCCCGATAGGCACGAAACTGAACTCATACACCTTGAGTTTCCGCAGCTCGTTAGCCTTCGTGCCGTCCTCAAGCTCAACAGGGCCCGAATCTAGAACGTCGAACGCGAACGACAACTGATTCAGCCGACGCCCCTTCACAAGGCGGTAAACCTGCGGGCCCTTCGGCGAATCCATGTCAAACATGCCCTTGACCCACCAGCCGTGATGGTCCTCACCCGTATCCGAAGCGCCGGCAACAAAATAGTCAGGGTCATCGAACCTGTGACCATAAAGGCCAGGAAGGATATTGCCCGATTCCTTCCACTCCTCAAGGGTTTCCTTGAACGCACCCGGCGCAACAACGTCACCGTAAGAATCGGGTGTCTTCGTGAACGTGCTCGGGTAGACGATGAACTCGCCCTCCTTGAGCCCGTCCTCCGGCCCAGCCTTCACGCCCTGTAGAGGGACTGATTTGATCTGCATATGCCCTCCTTGGGCGCATAGAAAAGGGCCACCCGGATGGATGGCCCTCTCAAAGGATTGTTCTTAGGTGATGATTACGACTGAACACTGACAGTTAGCGACATCAATAGGATCACCAGTAAAAGATCCCGGCCACTTCTGACCCGAGCTGAACTCCTCGTCGATGCCGACCTCTTCGCCATTCAAAGCCGAATGCTCCGAACGCGGATTACTTGAGTTGACCTGCCAGCGCTTCGTGGCCTGCGGGCGAGTCTGACGTGCAGCCTCAACCATCCCAAACCCAACAAACGTAGCCGCTGCCGTCATGCCCGACTTCTCAGCCCGCGACTTCTCAGCCACATCAAACACATGCGCCATAGCCTCAACGCCACCATCAGCCAAAGCCGCCGACAGTGCAGCCTCAGTCGCCCCATTCACCTGGGAAGCGATACGCTCAGACACCTTCCGCAAGAAAGCCTCAGTGCGCTCCGTGCTGTACTCATCCGGGTTCACGCCCATATCCGCTAGAGTCGCCAACGCCGCAGCCTTAGACACGCTCACAGACGCGGACAACAGGTCTTCCGCTAGCTCCTCATCCCAGCGTTTCGCGTCCCACCAAACCGGGGACTTAGCCCCCGCAGCAGACAACACAACACGGCGCTGACGGGCAAAGAACTTAGCAAAAACCTCAGCAGTAGAACGCTGATGATCCTCCGGAATCTCATCCGGGGCCTTGATCTCAAACTCGTTAGGTGAACCCTTCAACCGAGTCTTGACCAACCGGAATTGCTGTGCGGAGTTTTGATTCTGGAAACCCGAGTCAATGGGTGAAGCCTGCCCACCCTCGATCACATTGAGCGGGACAATAAGGTCATCGCCGCCCTCGATGGCAGGCAGGTTACGGAGACTGCGGGCCTCGTTGCGGGTCATCCAAGGGCCACCAGTAGACGCCTGCAACGACGCCGCCTGCTCCTCGAAATTGCCCTGCAACTTCTCCTCAATGTTGAACTCCACATAAAACCTGCGGCGATCCAAACCCATCCGAGGAACCAGGAACGAATTGATACGCCCCTCAATCTGCGCAACCAACGGACCCAACGTATCCCCATACAACATCTTCCGGAACTCACGCACATTCGAATAATTCGCGCCGTCGTTCTGCCCAATCATCGTCGGATTCACATGGAACGCCGAAGCCACAGTAGTCAACGACAACTTCGCGGCCTCAACATACTGCTGCTCCTGCGCATTGAAATCAATACGCCGCAACGTCATCCCATCCTCAAGGACAGGAGTACCACCAGCACGTGGACCATTACCCGTAAAGTTCGCATACCAATCCGAACGGAACCGCTCAGCCTGCCCCTCAGTCCAAGCCGGCGCATCCCTCGGACGCTCAATAACAGACGAAGCCCGACCACCACGCTTCCAAACCTGCGCCCGATACGTCGCAGCCTCAACCTGCTCCTGCAACGTCTGCCGCAAAGCATCAACCGTAGGCGACGAACCGACCATCCGCCCCGGATGATAACCAGGGAACGCAAGGATCTGAGACGCCGGCACCATCACAGGAGCCGCATCCTCGCGAATATAAACCTTGTACTCCTTGACCTCCCACGCATTACCCATCACAGGCTCAACCCACGTCGGAGGCAACCGGCGAATCATCCAACCAGACGGCAACTCAGAAGACGGAGCCGCCCACCAATACGCCCGATCATAAAGAGCAAGATCCCCCACCAACGCGAAGATCAACTCAAACGTCGTCATCTGCCCGTCAACATCCTCAATCGTCTGAGCCAAAACGCTCTCACGATCACGCCGACGATCAGACCCATCACGCACAAAACTATGAACACCAAGCTGCGCAATGTTCCGGGCAATGAAAGTAACCACCGTCCGAAAATGCGGTTGCGACTCCCACATTTGAGCAGCCGACAACGAAGACGGGTTAACCATCGCCGCGAACTCGGACGCCCCAAGATACGTCACACGTGGCGTAGAAAACGCTGACCCACCACCGCCAAATGACGAGAGGAGGTTATTCCAGAAACCAGCCATAGGGCCCTCCTCCACAGTCAAATAACGATTAGCCCGCGCTCCTCATAAGCGCTAACAGCAACAACAGGTTGAACACCCGCACGCCAAGCCGCCAACGAAGCAGCCTCCAACGGGGAAATATCAGCCTCAGACTTCTTACGCCCCAAAGCATTACGATCACCAACCGGACGCTTCACCGCACCAGCAGCAGCAGCATCCAACTCCGGGGAAGACACATGGAAGAACTGACCATCAGCGATCCGCGTCTCCAAATTCGCAAACGCATCCAACACATCCCCAGTCGAAGCCACATGCAAACGCACACCAGCCTTCTCAAGATGCGGAATCAGCACAGCACCAGGACCGCGACCATCCACCACAACATCCACACCAAACCGGGACTGCAACTCAACACACCGATCCACAACTCCCCGCGTACCCGGCCCGTGATGCAACGGCTTCACCCACACATCATCACCATCAGCCGACGCAGCCACCACAGACGAATGCGCCAAATCAATAGACACAGCCAACGCCAACGCATCAACCGTCAAACCATCAGGACGCTCATCACGGCGCGCATCCTCCCACGCAGACGCACCAAACAAAGACACCCGACCAGACGTATCCGCCCACATCCCCAAACGCTCACGCGCGAACTGCTCATCACCCAAAGCTGAACGGTCATCAGCGCACGCCTCATAGAAGAGCCGAACACCATACGCCGGATTAGCTTTAGCCCACGTCTCAGGATCATCGGGGTCATCATCAGGGCCAGCCGACCACTCAAGCCAGCAGTGGCGCGCCTTCTTCGCCTTTGAGGACTCGCGCACCCGAGAGAACGCGAACGGATCATCAGTCTCAGTAGGTGGCGTACCGAACAACCACATCTGAGGATTAGGGCGGGCAGACATTGTAGGGACAATCGAGCCCCATTCGTCTTTCCCGAGAATCTGTGCCTCATCGAGTAGTAGACAGTCAGCAGAGAAGCCGCGAGCACCAGACTTCCGGCGCGCCTTGAGTTTGATGGTCTGCTTATCCATACCCTTGCCGAATGCAAGATACTCTCGACCGACCGCATCCATGCGACCAGTGACGCGAGCCTCTAGCGTTGGGTTGCCTTCGATGACATCAAGGAGGCGCTGCCAGATCGTGCGGGCCGTATCAGTCTCGTGCGCCGAGATGATAATCATCTTCTCGTCAAACAAGAGAATGCCAGCCAGTGCACGAGCAACGATCAACTGAGATTTGCCGTTCTGCCTCGGCGCACTAATGCCAACAAACTTAGACGCCCACTTGCCATCAGTGCGCTCACCCATCGAAGCCTCAAGCGCCTGCTCCTGCCACTCATCGAGTGGCATCCCCAGGTTCGCAACAAGGTCAGCGATATCCTCCCAAGAATTAGCTCGTGCGCTTGGCGCTACCCGAACCCTTGGCGGGGCCGGACCGTCGAGCAGCGCGCCGCTCCGCGATTTGGTCGATACCATCGCCCACGGCCTCCTTCGGTTCAAGCTCATCAATCTCAGCGATAGTCGCCCTATACTGAGCAACCAACGCAGCCTTACGATCAACCGGAGCCTCAACCAACCACACAGACAACTGCTCTCTGAGCGCCTGCAAATCCTCCAACCGAGACAAAACAGACCCCCTCAACC